CCCTTGTTAAGATATGCATTTAGTGACACCAAACTACAGGAACAGCAGTAAATTATGTGTATAGCACCAACAAAATTAGATGATGGGACGGAAGTTGGGTGTCGCGAATGCTGGCAATGTCGCAAACGTAGAGTTAACGATTACGTTGGAAGATGCATTGCCGAAAGTAAGTTTGCAAAGAAAACTTACGCAGTAACATTAACGTATGACGGAGACCAAGGCGTTAATGCAGTAACGTTGATTTATAAAGACGTTCAGGATTTTCTTAAAAGACTGCGTAAAAAATATAAATGTCGTTACATAGTCACTGGAGAATACGGAAGTGCAAAAGGACGATCACATTGGCATATAATATTATTTTTTCAGGATAATTGGCCAGAAGTGACGTCAAACAAAAGGGTAGATTGGAAATATTGGAAACATGGGTTCGCATATTTTCAAGAGCCAGATTGGAAGGGTTTTGAATATTGCTTAAAATATGTTTTGAAAGATCAGACATCAAGGCAAAGCGATAGCCATTTGGCTATGAGCAAAAAACCACCATTAGGACACGAGTTTTTTTCAACAATTAGCGAAACAATATGTTGAACAAGCCCTCGTCCCACAAACATATTTCTATAAGTTTGGAGACGTCAGGGATTATAAAAACCGAGAAAAAGGATTTATGATGCAAGGCAAAACAAGAGAAAATTTTATGGAAACTTTTATCAACGAGTGGGAAGAGAAATATGACCACGAACCGTTATCAGAAATAGTTAACGACTATTATGATGATATAACGGACATAGAGTACACAGACGAAGAAATGTACGAACGCCTACATTATAAACCAGTTAAATATGTAGAACCTTGGGATGATATACAAGGTGATGGAATATTTAAAGACGATATTATGGTGGAAGCAGAATACGACGGTATTCCAATAATATATTGGGAAAACAAAAATAAAACAGGAATTCAAATTTATACGGAGACGGATGAATGGCACGAAGAAAGACCAGAAGTAATAAAAACAATAAAACAAGGACAACAAATCAAACGCCGGCGAACACACGCCGAAGTACTGTACGCGGAATTGGACGAGGAATAGAAATATATAGTCCACCCGTTGAAAGACGGGAGCGAACAGCCGCACCACCTCCCGAACGGGATCTAGCGAAGCGGAAAAAATCCCCAAAACAAACATGGTTGGTCAGAGATCTGCGGATAAGGTGTAAGGCAAGACCCAAAGATAACACCCCTATTGGGGGGTCAGGGTCTAAAAAATTTGTGCCTTGGTGCAAATAATGTCAAAAAAAGACAAAAAAATAAAAAAAAGACTTTACAAATCAAATTTTATAAGTCTAAAAATACGTATGGGGTGACACAAGAGTCTCAAATTGATCATAATATATATTATCGGCCATTTGGACTTTTGCCCCTTCTAAAAAAGAAGGAGTAAAAATTGCAATTACTACTAATTAAACAAATCTTAAAACCAATAATCACTAGATGTGGTACAATTCTGGGTTCATCGCTTGCCGGTGCAGGAATTGCAGTTGGTACAACAGAAAGTATCGTTTTGGGATTTACGGCGTTAGCCGGAGTATCGATCGATCTCATAACAAGGAGATGGATTAAATGAAATTAAAAGACATCATAATAGCAACAGTAGCCGGATTAATAATGGGTTTATCATTATTTTCCGATGTGCTGTTGAATACGGGAGTAATATAATATGGGTTTAGGATCTTTTTTACAAGAAAAAATAATGAGACCAAGTCGTAAAATGGGTCGCCAATTAGAAGATTATGTTAAATCAACATATATGGGTGATACAAATGGAATTGAAGGATTACGCAGAAAAAACCAAGGCGGAACAGATCTTGGTAAGTTAAGACGAGACGCACTTGCAAATGGATTTAATCCATTAACAGTATTACGAGCAACAGGTGGACAAGGGTTTTATAAAAATGAAATCCCAATGGGACGTCTGTCATCAGACGCATTTTTTAATACATTTGATAGAATAAAACAACGTAAATATGACGAGTTACCTGTAATTGAACCAAATTATAATCTTGTAGAAGGCAAAGGCAAATTACAAGATATAATGGATAATAATAAAAAATTAAACGCACAACAAAATCTTGGACGGGAAATAATACCAGGACCAATAGAATACGATGTATTTGAAGATGGTGATGGTTTAACTAAAAATACTAAAGTAACAGGAATGTTACGACCAGTAGTTGACCATCGCGGTGTACAACGTAATTGGGTTTCTGATCCAGAAGAAATGAATGTAATAACAGGATCATTATTCTGGACAGCATCAGAATTAGATTATCAATTTGGTAAATTGCTTAATTGGCGTAAATCTTTTCATACTAATGAAAAAGATGGATTACCAATGCATGAAAATGCACGCAAGTTAAACAATCAAAAAATATTAAAGAAGTATTTACACACACCAAAATTATCAAGTGATTGGAGTGGGTATAAATACACGAAAGCATTGAAGTAATGTGCGCCAAGTGTAAAAAAATACGAAAAATTATAACCAAAATCATTGCAAGGAGAAAACGCAAATGAGAATGACTGAAATGATACCAAACTCACCTATTGCAGTACAGAAATCTGTACGTAGCGCAAAAGGCCGAGTGTTAACATCGGGTGATGCAGGAAAAATCCTGCCACTGAAGTATGAATGGTTACACCGCGAAGACGGCTTACGAAGTGGTAAAGTTAGAGTTAACGTTGAAATGATGGAAACATCAGAAATGTTAATGAACGGTGTGGGCGTCACACTTTACGCACATTTCGTACCAATGCTTGCATTTGACCGTTTTAACGGATCAATGGACGAATTAAACCGTTCATATAAAAAAGAAAATGGTGCGGCAGGAAGTGTAGTACCATTTTTTGAAAGTAATAAAATATTAAACCAAACAAATGGAAGTATATATACTACTGGTAGTGCTTCAGTAATTGATACAGATAATTCGAATACTCAAGAATTTTATCAAACTATGGGTATTCATACAGAAGCAACAAATTTTAATACAACAGTTGTTGAAGCATATAATGCAATTGTTAATCACCGACGTAAAGCAAGATCAAAATCGTTACCATTAAGAAACGCATTTGATCACACATTAGCTGACGCGTTTTGGATTAATAATGGAATGCAAAATATTGTACCTGATTATGATCAGAATTTAATTGACGGACAAGTAACACTTGCCGGATTAACATTTCAAGCACCAATCAAAGCTCCTAAAGCGCGCGGTGATGGAAATGCAATTGATGCATCACTTAATCAAACAAATACTAACGCACATATGGCTCCGGCTATGTCGGGATCTGATTTGATTGACGAAGGCGATATGTATTTATTTGAAGATATATATGCAGAGTTATCAACAGGCGGTAACGCTACAATGTCATTAGCTGACATTGAGCAAGCACGAAGAACAGCGGCATTTGCTAAATTAAGAGCAAAGTACGATGGAATTGACGAAGAACATGTTATTGATTTGCTTATGTCAGGAATTAGAGTTCCTGAAGAAGCATTAAAGCAACCAATTTTATTGGGTCGTCAACGTGCAATGATAGGATTTAACCAACGTTATGCAACAGAT